TTCACCAAGCTGTATGCAGCTCAGCGCATCGGCACGCTGCCAGACAACAGCCACCTGCCGGTGATGACCTTCTGGGACATCGGCGTCGGCGACTCCACGGCCATCTGGTTCGTGCGTCAGGTCGGCAACGAGTACCACGTCATCGACTTCTACCAGAACAGCGGGGAAGGCCTGCGGCACTACATGAAGGTGCTCAAGGACAAGGGCTACACCTACTCCGAGCACTGGGGTCCGCACGACATCGACAACCGCGAGTTCGGCAGCGATGCCAAGACCCGCCGGGAAATGGCGCGCGAGGGCTACGAGATCGACGGCCAGCACTACCGCATGACGTTCCAGGTCGTGCCGAAGATCGGCGTCGACGACGGCATCGACCAGGCGCGGGAGATCCTCGCCCACTGCGCCTTTGACGAGGCGAAGTGCGAAGAGGGCATTACCGCGCTGGAGAACTACCGCAAAGAGTGGGACGACAAGAAGGGCTGCTGGAAAGATCGGCCGCTGCATGACTGGGCGTCTCACCCTGCTGATGCCTTCCGCTACTTCGCTGTCGCCAAAACCAAGCGCGTCACCATGACCCACATTCCTGTCACCTTCACTTTCTGAGGCCCATATGCCCAACTACAGCGCCAAACGGCAGGAGTACGACGATGCCTTGCCCGGTTGGCAGCTGGTCAAGCGTTGCGTAGCCGGGCCGCGAGAGGTTCGCAAGTACAACGAATATCTGCCCATGCCTGACCCGCTCAATCAATCGCCCGAGAACATCGCGCGGTATGAGCAGCTGAAGAAGCGGGCGATGTTCCTCAACGTCACCGGTCGCACGCGTACCGGCCTGCTGGGAGCGGTGTTCCGCAAGACGGCGGAAATCGAACTGCCACCGGCCATCGACTACCTGCTCGAAAACGTCAGTGGCGACGGCTCAAGCCTTGAGCAGTTGTGCAAGGAAGCAACCGGCGAATGCCTCGACACTGGTCGCGGCGGGCTGCTGGTGGACTTCCCAAAGGTAAAGCTGCCAGAGGGGCAGACGTCTCTCACAGTCGCCCAGGCCGCGAATGCGCGTGCCTACGTTCACCTCTATCCGGCCGAGAGCATCGTCAACTGGCGCGAGGATGTGATCGACGGTGTACGCCGGCTGACTCTGGTAGTGCTGCACGAAAAGATCAACGAAGCCACGGCTGACGGGTTCGAGTTCACCGCCAAGGATCAATACCGCGCGCTGATGCTGATCGGCGGCAAGTACGTGCAGCGTGTGTACACGGAAGACACACCGGACGGCGTCGAGACGAACCCGACTGACAAGACCGGCAAGGCCTTCGATCACATCCCGTTCCACTTCTTCGGCTCCCAGAACAACGACGCCAGCATCGACAAGGCGCCGCTCGAAGATCTTGCGGAGGTGAACATCCTCCACTACGGCAACAGCGCCACGGTGGAGGAGGCGGGCTTCATCAGTTCGCAGCCGACGCTGTTCCTCACCAGTGATCTCGATCCGGACACCTTTGCGACTCACAACCCCAACGGTGTGCAGATCGGGTCCAGAAAAGGCCATCTGCTGGGCAAGCAAGGCTCTGCCGTCATGCTCCAGGCCAAGGAAACGCAACTGGCCCGCGAGCTGATGAAGGACAAGGAAGAGCAGATGCTCATGATCGGCGCCCGCATCGTCCAGCAGGGCGGTGGCGCCGAGACGGCAGAGGCTGTTCGCATCCGCTACAGCTCGGATAACTCGGTACTGGGCACGATCGCCGGCAACGTATCCGAGGCTGTGCGTCTGTCCCTGTTCGATGCTCAGCGCTTCATGATGGACGCGGTCGAGGAGACAGGGACTGTCTTCTGGCTTAATCAGGAGTTCTTCGACCAGGTCATGGACGCTCAGGCCATCCTGGCTCAGGTGCAGCTCTGGCAGCAGGGCATCATCGCCAAGAAGGACTTGCGGACCAACCTGCGCCAAGCGGGCGTCATCGAGTCGGATCGCACGGACGACGATATCGACGAAGACCGCGAGGCCGATGCGCCGGTGCTGGGCACTGAAGATGAGCCACCAGGCACCAAGCAGCCCGAGGTGATCGATGAGTAGTGAAGGCTACCTGACGGACGCAACCACCCGACACCAGGTCTACGTCCAGCGCTACGCCGGCGGCAACCTGAAGCGGGTGGCATCGTTCATCAGCAAAGCCATCAAGACTGCCAAGGATCGCGTATCGGCTGGACTGAGCGCTTACGGCACTCAACGGTACAACTCGCAGATAGAAACGCTGCAGGGCGATTTGCGAGGCATCTACGATGACTTGAAGGGCCGCGCGCAGCTGGACCTCGGCGAGTTCGCCGCATACGAGGCCGAGTTCAACGCCACCATGCTGGGTAAGGTCGTGAAGCTGGTCGTTCAACTCAACGTGCCGTCGGCTGAGATGGTCAGCGCTGCTGCCTTGATCGACCCCCTGATCCTCGAAGCGCGGAAGGGCGCCCAGCGGATCAGCATCGGCGGTGCGCTTGACCAGTTCGGGACAAAGAAGGCTGCCGAGATCATCGGCGAGATTCAAATAGGCTCCAGCCTGGGCGAGACCAGCCAGCAGATCGGCCGGCGCCTTACCAGCGTCCACCAGCTTCATCAGGATCAGGCGGCATCGCTCGTCCGCACGATGACCAACCACGTCGCCAGCACGGCGCGAATGGAAACACTCAAGGCCAACGACGACATCCTTGAAGGGTGGCGATGGATATCGACGCTGGACTCACACACCAGTCCGATGTGCCAAGCCCGCGATCAGCATATCTACGCTTGGGACGACCCTAAGCCGCCGGGGCATTGGGGTTGCAGGTCGGGCGTCCTTCCTGTGCTCAAGGGCGAGTTTGCTCGCGAGATCAAAGGATCCACTCGGCCCTCGATCGGCCCGGACGGCGTTGAACTGGTATCCAGCAAGACGAGCTATCAGGACTGGCTGTCACGGCAACCTGCTGCCTTCCAGCGGGATGTGCTGGGGCCAAAGCGGTACGCCCTGTTCACAAAGGGCGACCTGACCCTTGATCGCTTTGTCGACGACAACGGCAAGACGCTTAACCTTCAGCAACTGAAAGACCTTGAACCGCGCGCCTTCGAGCGAGCGGGGCTCTGACATCGAATCATCAAACGACCGGCCATGAGCCGGTTTTTTTACGCCTGCGGCTGAGCCAACGGCAAATCATCCGGGGGATGACATGAAGTACAAGATCAGCAAGGCCGAATACGAAGCACTCGATGCAGCCGTTCAGGCGCTTTACAAGGCGATGGGCGATGAATTCGTTCTCGTCGTTGAGGGCTTGCCTACCGGCAGCGAGGATCTGGAAGGCCTGAAGCGCCAGAACCAGACGCTGCTGGACGAGGCCAAGGAGGCCAAGCGCCTGAAGCGTGAGGCGGACGAGAAGCTCGAGCGCGAAAAGCTCGACGCCGCCAAAGCGAAAGGCGACTTCGAGCAGTTGTATGCCAGCAGCGAGCAAGCCCTGGCCGCCGAGCGCACCCGATTGGCTGAGCTGACCCAGAGCATCGAGCGCCGCGACCTGACGTCGGCAGCCTCGAAGGTTTCCAGCAGCATCGCCGACGGCGAGAACGCCGAAATCCTCGCTGAGTTCGTCCAGCGCCGCCTGAAGATCGTTGACGGTCAGGTCAAGGTCACGGATGCCGCCGGCAACCTGACCATCGCCAGTCTCGAAGACCTGGCAAAAGAATTCCAGCAAGCGCCGCGCTACGCAGCATTGGTGCGCGGCACGCAAGCGAACGGCGGCGGGGCTGCCGGGGGTAAGGGTGGCGGGGCCACCAAAACGTGGGACCAAATGACCGGCATGGAGCGCGTAGAGCTTCGCCGTACCAACCCCGCCGAGCATGCGCGCTTGAGCGCCGCTGCTAAGGCCAAGTAAAAGGATATTCCGCAATGCCAACCATTCTCTCGGACGTCGTGTTCCGCGATGAGCTGCGCGACTACATCACCGTCAACAGCGTGGAGCGCACCGCGTTCTTCGAATCCGGCATCCTGACCAGTAACTCGGATATGTCCCAGTTGCTGGCCAGCCCGTCCAACACCTTCACCATTCCGTGGTGGGTTGACCTGGACGCGTCCATCGAGCCGAACTACTCGAACGACGTGTACACCGACATCGCGGTACCGCTGTCGGTCACCAGTGCCTCCATGCAGGCGCGCGCCGCGTACCTCAACGAAGGTTTCAACTGCATGAACTTGGTGAAGAACATCACCAATCAGGATCCGCTCGAGTTCGTGGCCGGCCGCATGCTGAGCTACTGGCGCAAGCAGGCCCAGCGCCGTGCTATTGCCACGGTTGTGGGTATCTACAACGACAACGTGGCCAGCAACGGCGGCGACATGGTTGTGGACGCCGGCGGCACCATCAGCGCTGCTGCCATCATCCGCGCCAAGGCAACCATGGGCGATTACTCCGGCCAACTGGGCGGCCTGAGCGTCATCGCCATGCACTCCGCCGTGCAAACCGAGCTGCAGATCCTCAACCTGATCGACTTCACGCCGATCGCTGACCAGACCCCAGAATTCGGTCGCTTCCAGGGCATGCGCGTTGTAGTGGATGACGGCATGCCGGTCATTGCTGGCACGCCGAACAAGTATCTGTCCGTGATCTTCGGGCCGGGTGCGCTGGGCTTCGCTGAAGACACCCCGCCGGGTGAAGACGGCCTCGAGTACGACCGCACGCCGGATCGCGGTAACGGTGGTGGCGCTGAAACGCTGTGGAGTCGCCGTGACTTCGTGGTGCACCCGTTGGGCTACTCGTTCCTGAGCGCCACCATCACTGGCACCCCGACCACCACCCGCCCGATCTCGGCGAACTGGGCTGACCTGGCACTGGCTACCAACTGGGAGCGCAAGTTCGCTCGTAAGCAGGTGCCGCTGGCGTTCATCACTTCCACCGTATCGGCTTGACCGATGGCTAGCCCCTTCGGGGGCTGGCGAATTTGAAGGAGAAAATCATGCCAGTCGTAAAAGACCATCACATCGACCCCGAGCTGAAGGCGCGCTGGGGTTTCGGCGGCACCGAAGGGAACATCACCGTAGGGCCGGAAACTGTTGGCGAAACCGGTGGTGTTGAACATGCGCGCACCCGCAATGAAAACGGTGCCGGGCGCAACGCAGGGAGCGGCTCTCAAGCAACGCAGGAAGCCATTCAGCTCGACGCAGTAAACGCTCTGGCCGCCGGCCTTGAAGCAGGCGTACTGAATCCTGTTGAAGGCGAAGGCCCAGCGATGCGCCTGTATCAGGCCCTGTCCGGCATTCAGTCGGACATGCAGAACCTGGCGGATGCTCGCGATGCTGCTGTGAGTAAGTCGGAAGAGCTGCAGAAGCAGGTCGATGACTTGCTGGCGCAGGCAGAGAAAGACCGCTTGGCGGCCAGCACCGACCCGCTCGACGAACTGACCGTCGTGCAGATCAAGGAACAGCTCGACGCCAAGGGCGTTGGCTACAAGGTCAACGACTCGAAGCCTGAGCTGCTCGCTCTGCTGAAGGCCAACCAGTAATACCCGGGGCTTCGGCCCCACTCATTCAAGCGGAGGCCTGATGGCTACCTACATCACCGTGGCGGACGTTGACGCCATCCTCGGGGCTTCGTGGGCTCCAGATGACAAAAAGGCCCGGTCGGTGTTGCAGGCGAATGCCTATCTGACCTCGCTCAACCTGGTCGGTGTCGACATGGACGCCATTCCCGAAGAGGTGAAGCAGGCCGGCGCCGAGCTGGCGGTTGTCGCCTCCGAGGGGAAGCTGTACCAACAGCAGACCGAGGGATCGCTGGAAGCCAAGACGGTGAAGGCCGGATCGGTGACCACAAGCAAGACGTTCGCCTCGATCGACACCAGCAAATCCACCGCGCTTCCCGATGGCGTACAGTTCGCGCTGGGGCTGCTCGCGCCATGGCGTGCCAGCGGCTTCAGCTTCAACGTGTACAGGTGACCCATGGGCATACGTGAAGAGATCCAAACGGATCTGGCCGAGGCCTTTGACACTGATCTGGCGGACGCAGTGAAGCCATTCAGCGGTGGCGTGACGCTGCCGGGAACGTGGGATCCGGTCACTGAGGTGGCGGGCGACCCTGTTGTCATCGCCTACACCGGCCGAGGTGTGTTCGACGCCTTCAAGATTGCTCAGGTCGACGGTGTGAACATCCGCGCCACCGACCTGCTGCTGATCGCGCTGACTAACGAAACGATCGGCGGTGTTCCGGACATCGGCCACAAGATCAACGATTTCGACGTGGTCAACGTCCAGACCGACCCGGTCGGCGCCCACTACGAGATCCAGCTGAGGAAAGTCTGATGACGAACAAGGCGGGCTGGAGCCATAGCCTCACGGACTTCGCTGATCAGGCTGGCGAGGACATCACCCAGATGGCGCGCGTCATCGCGACTGCCATGCTTACGGAGGTGGTGAACCGTTCTCCGGTCGGCAACCCCGACCTGTGGCAGGCCAACGTGGCGCTGCGCACAAAGAACGTAGCGCTGGCAGATGCCTATGACGCGAACGTCGACGCACGTAACGCGGCGCGCACCGGTGGCCGAGCATTCAAGAAGCTGACCAAGCGCGAGCGCGAGGAGAACTACTTCGTCAAAGCGCAGGCAGCGGGGAAGGGCTACATCGGAGGCACGTTCCGAGGCAGCCACCTAGTATCGATCGGTGCGCCCGACATGACCGTGACCGACAACATCGACCCGTCCGGCCGCGAAACGATCAGCAAGGGAAGCATGCTCATCAAGGCATCGGGCCAGTTTCCCGTCATCTACATCCAAACGAACAGTCCCTACGGCGAGGCGCTGGAACTGGGGCATTCCACGCAGGCGCCCGGCGGGGTTTATGACCTCGCGTTCATCGGCGTATCCGAGGCCTACAAATGACCTTCGAGCAGATCAGAGCGCTCATCACCGGCCGCATGGTGGCCTTCACCGGCATAGACCAGGCGCGGATCGATTACCCGAACCAGCCGGAAGTGTTCACGCCACCGGCGACCGGCCTCTGGTGCCGGCTGAATATTCAATACGCCTCGGCCTTCATGGCTGGGATGGCCGACCGGCCGCACACGCGCAAGCCCGGGCAAATCAGCATTCAGTGCTTCGCCCGCGAGCGAACCGGAACCAAAGCAATCAACGAACTGGCCGACGCGCTCGAAGCGCACTTCGCCTACTGGATGTCCGGCGACCTTGAGTGCATGGAAGCCAGCCAGGTGGTCGCAGGCGAGTTTGAGGGCTTCTACCAAATCAACGTCAACATCCGGTTTCGCGCCGGCTGACAGCAAAGCAACCGCCACGCCCGCGCCTGCGGGTTTTTTTATGCCCGCGAATAGGAGGCTCCAATGAGCTCTGGCGCAAAAGTTGTAAGCCACATCATTGCGGAGGTGACGCCCGGCGTTACTCCCACCGGTACCTGGGACACGCTGCGCCTCACCGGCAACGCGCTGACCCCGACCGTCAATACCGAAGTCAGCGACGAAATCACAGACACCCGCCTGAGCCAAGGCTCGGTGGCCACCAGCATCGATATCGGGGGCGATCTGACGGCCGAGTTCTCGTTCGGCTCGTTCGACCAACTGCTCGAAGCCGCCTTCTACGGCGTGTGGACGGCTGACGTGCTCCGCGTAGGCGATACCCGCCACACCTTCAGCATCGCCAAGGGCTACAACGACGTCGGCGTGTATGGCGTGTTCAAGGGCGCGCACGTCTCGACCTTCGCGCTCGACATTCCGTCGGAAGGTAAGGTGACCGCCACGTTCAACATGGCGTGCCTGGACTACACCGACGGCGACACCCCGATTGTCGTTTCGCCGAATGCGCCGACCACCACGCCATTTCTGTCGAACAACAACGTCGGCACGATCCTTGTGAACGGCCAGTCGCTGGAAGGCGTTGCCTGCGTCTCGGCCATGACCGTGAACCTCGACAACAGCCTGCAAACTCAGCGCTGCCTTGGCTCCGATCGTCTGGGGCCGGGCGCGCACATCGCCACCGAGGCGGCGGTCACCGGCAGCATCACGCTGGCCTGGTCGAAGCGAGCGTGGGAGATCTGGAAGAACACCTTCACGCGGACGCCGATCGCAGTTGTGTTCCCGATCACCGACTCGCTGGGCAACAAATACACGTTCAACTTCCCAGCAGTGGAAGTGGACGGTGAGCTGCCGAACGGTGGCAAGCGCGACCTGATCGAGGTCACGCTGAACTACACCGTCGCCAAGCTCAGCCCGACCATCACCCGCGACGCGGCTGATCCAACCCCGTAAACCATTTGGCTCCCTCGGTTTAAACGCCGGCCGGGGGAGCCCTTTTATTGGCGTGGCGTTGAGGAAGTGAAATGGCTCTGCAACTAGGCAAGAAGAAGCCGGCGATCGCCGGTGAGCGCTGGGCGAAGTTCGACGACGACACCAAAATCCTGCTGGCCAGCATCGACAACCCTGAATATCAAGTCGCCCTTGAGCGGATGCGGCGCCGGATCCAGCGCAATGACGCGCGGTTTGAAGAGGGCCAGGTGGGCGTGGTCGTCGGCGAAATGACCGAGCACCAGAACCACGCAATGCTGCTCAGCCACTTCATCGTGAAGGACTGGGAAGGCGTGCTGGATGCCGACGGCAATCCGATCAAATACAGCCCGGCAGTGGCTGCTGAGTTGCTCGAAAACAACATCGAGTTCTTCATCTTCGTGCTGCGCGAAGGCGCGCTGGCCGCTAACGATGCTGCCGAGGAGCGAGCTGAGTCGGTGGGAAAGCGCTTGCCCGCTTCGAGTGGGAGCAAGAGTGGGGCGGCGAAAGCGAAAAGCGCCGGGCGGTCTACTCGCGCCTGAAGATGGCTATCCCCGGCGAGCCAGAGAATGACCCGCTCACCGCCTACCTGCTCAACCTGTACCGGAACGTCTCTCGCGGCCGCCGGTACATCGCCGGCATGGCCGGGGCGTTCCCGCTGCCGCTCTCGGCGCGGGAGATTTCCGACTGGCTGGAATCCCACCCTTCGCCGCTGCCGCGCGATGAGATCGATGATGTGATGTTTGCGCTCGATGCGGTGTGCCTGGCCAGCGCCGACGAGTGATCTGCGGCCCTCTTCAAGAGGGTCACTCCTTGGGGAGTCTCTTGCGGGGCTTGGGGCCTTTTGGTGATGCGGATCCGTCCTGCCATGCATCCAGAGCCTTCAACATGGCATCCATTACCGCCTCATTCAGATCCTTTTTTGTGACGGGGCTGTCTTGGTCAAGAGATGCCAGCAACTTTTCTTTCGAAACACCCCGAGTGACAGGAATGGGCTCTGCAGACGGGATATAGAAAGAGTGTTCAGGATTTAATCGATCCCTGTCACTGATACCCATTTCGTCCGTATCTCCGACGCTGCGTTCAAGCCGAGCAACGATTTCAGCGGTAAGAGAGCGCCTGTTCAGCTTGGCGAGCGCTTCAAGCTCATCCTTTAGGGATGCAGGCATACGAAAATTGACCTGAAGGTCTGCACGGCTCATTTGGTTGGCGCCTTTCACTAAAAGTAAAACGAGTAAAAGGATGAAGCACTTTGCTATAGACGGCAATAAAGCAAAGTGCTTTAATCCAAACCAAGCAAAGTGCTATACAAGGAGTGAGCTGATGAGCAGGAAAGATCCGCAGTTCAATTTGAGGTTGCCGGAGGAGGTAAAGGAGTGGGTAGAGCAGAGTGCGAAGGAGAATTGCCGGTCCCAGACCGCCGAGATTGTTTTCTGGCTGACGGCGGCGAAGAAGCGGCAAGAGCAAACAGCAGCTTGAAAATGAAGAAGCCCCAGTGCGGGAACACTGAGGCTTCGGAAAACGAGATCAACTTCGAGGAAGAAATCGTCATGTCGAATATTAGCACAGCGGTATCGAATGTCATCCCGTTCCGTTCAGCCAGTCTGTTGCTGGTTGAGAAGGGTGGCGAGCCATTCGTACCGATGAAACCGGTCGTTGAAGGCATGGGCCTGGCATGGCAAGCCCAGCACGCCAAACTCACATCGGGACGATTCAATTCAGTTATCACGATGATCGTGACAACTGGTGTCGACGGCAAGCAGTACGAAATGGCATGTCTTCCGTTGCGCAAGCTGCCGGGCTGGTTGATGTCGATTCATGCAAGCAAGGTCCGGCCTGAGTTGCGCGAATGCGTGATCGCTTTTCAGAACGAGTGCGATGACGTCCTGTGGCTGCATTGGAACAAGATCCATGCGCCTGTCGAGTTGGCAGCGAACACCAATTACACCTTGATTGGAACAACCATCGGCTCCGATGGCTTTCACTGCCTGTCTGCTGTGATCGATGGGAAGATCAGCCGGCTCGATAAGCGCGCCAAACAAAGCGCGCGCATGCACATCTGGTCGCAGGTACACAAAGCTTTCAGCGTCGTGCGCGGGGAAGACATTCCCGCTGAAAAACTTGAATCAGCGATGAATTTCGTTGCTGCATATGCCATCGAAGGCCAGTATCTGCCAAAACCAGCAGAGCCGTATTTCGATGTCGGCCAGGATGGCCGCTATATGCTCAGCTTCAATCACAAAGGTGAGCAGCAGATCACGCGGATTCCTGATGACGCTTATGTGTTGTCGAGCCGGGAATTTTTGAAGGGCATCGCGCACATCCCTGGCGACATCCCGATTTCTACTGACGACCTTTTCGAGTTCGCCCTCGCGGCGCTGAGCAACCTGCGCCTGAGGTCTAAGCACAGAGCAGCCTGACAAAACTTTCACCCATCACCCTGCATCAGCGGGGTTTTGGTGCTTCCTGCGGATGGTGGTAGATTGCTGCCATTACTCAGGGAGAGCGCTTATGAGGGGATTTGGTTTGTTGATCGTTGCGGTTGGGATCATCGTCATGATTGCCGCGACAACAATGGATGTTTCTGTTCCGTCCGGACTTGGCCGTGTTAACAACCTGGGGTTGATGGCCGACCGGCAGAACTACACCTTGATCGGTGGAGTTATTCTGATTGCCGGCTTATTGATGGTGATCTTCGGCCGCAGAACCCAAGCTGCTCCTGAGTCAACATTCGATACTAGGCCTTGCCCACTCTGCGCAGAGAACATCAAAAATGCCGCGGTTAAATGCAAGCACTGCGGTGGCGATGTTGGTAAAGCATCCTCTCAAGCAATGTCCGCGCTGCGATTCGGCTGGGTTGCGAGGGTAATCTGCGCCAGCGAGGAAGAGCGGATAATGGTTTCTGACGCCATTGCCGGGGCTGGATTCCCGGTTGTCGAAATGCTCAAAGTTGGCGGCGTCGGAGCCGGCGCATTCGAAAGCAAATCTGAAGCCGAAAAAGCCGCGGACGCTATTGAACAGCGGCTGGGATATTCGACTACCGTGATGTTCCGCGACAAAATCAGCGGAGACTACAGCTGATTACATTTCAGATTATTTTAGCCCGCCATTGAGCGGGTTTTTTTCGCCCGGAGAAACCTATGGCTCAGACCTCACGGCTGGTCTTGGAAATCGATAGCAGAGACGCTGAGCAAAAGGCTGCTGACACCCGCAAGGCGCTTGAAGAGCTGGAGTCCTTGGGGATTCCTACTCAGCGCTCGATGGCTAAAGTCGGAGCGGGGCTCAGTGAGTCCGGCAAAAGCGCTGATGGTGCGCGAAAGTCTTACGGTTACTACCGGGAGGAAGTTGAACAGCTTTTAGGCAGGCTCGATCCTTTGCGAAAGAAACAGCAGGAGCTTGCGAGAAGTCAGGCGGAACTCGCAGCAGCTTTCAAGCGAGGAGATATCGGGGACGCTGGGTATAAAGAGTTTTCCAGCATTATTCGAGATCAGTCGACTGCAATTACGGCTCAGCGTGCTGCGCTCGGTAGCCTTAATGGTGACCTCGGTAAGACTGGGATGACGGCGAAAGCGACTGCCGCAGCATTGCGTGGTGTGCCGGCGCAATTCACCGACATCGCGGTCTCATTGCAAGCAGGGCAGGCTCCGCTTACCGTCTTGCTGCAACAAGGCGGTCAACTCAAAGATATGTTCGGTGGCATCGGTCCTGCCGCAAAGGCCTTGGGCGGTTATGTTGCTGGCTTGGTCAATCCATTTACGATTGCGGGTGCGGCTATCGCAGCTTTTGCTCTCGCTGCCTACAAAGGCTACGAACAGGCCGAGCAGTACCGAAAGGCTCTTGTCATCACCGGGGACGCGGCCGGGCGAACAGCGGATGATCTGATCGCTCTCTCTAACAGCCTCGCAAAGGGTCGTAATTTCACTGAGGCTACGCAGGCTGTGCTGGCGCTGGCCGGCAGCGGCAGATTGGTTGGTGATGCGTTTACGGAGGTCGCCAGAGCTTCGACGGAGCTTTCCGTAGCCACCGGCAAGAACGCCGGCGAAATTGCTGATCAGCTGTCGCGAACAAAAGGAAGCGTCACCGATCTCGCTGCGGAGTACAGCGACAAATATGGCGTAATCACTCAAGCAGTTTACGAACAGATACGATCGCTGGAACAGCAGGGCAACCGAATGGAGGCCATCAAGGTATTGGCCGGCGCGGTGGCTGACGAGATGGGCGCCCGAAACAGGGAAATGGTTGAGTCAACGAGGGGCCTGGCAAAAGCTTGGGATGACGTAAAGACCAGCGTTTCCTCTGCATGGAACGAACTGAAAACCGGTCTTTCCGCTAGCCCAGAGCTGTTCAAGTTGCAGCATCTTCAGAGTCAGTTGGAAAGCGCGCGGGAAATTGGCGACAAGGCCTTGATCACCGGGCTGGAGAAGCAGGTAGAGCTCGCCCAAAAAGCGGTTGATGCGCAGGTTCAGCGCACGGAAGCGGCATCTCATGAGCTTCAGGAGCGAAGGACAACAATTTCGGCCGATGAGAAATGGTTCTCCATTACCAACAAGAACATGTCGGAGCAGAAAAAGCTCGCTCTGGAGATCGCCGAGGCGAGAAAGGTTGGCCTAGAGGCGGGAAAATCTCAGGCTGAAATCGACAAGGAGGTCGCTGCCATTCAGGCGCGTTTCGACAAAAGCCAGCCGAAGCCGAAGGCAGTGACTGAGGATGCTGGTCAGCGGATGCTCGACGAGGCAAGGCAGCGCTACGCAGTTCTACAGCAGCAAAACGCGCTCATAGGCAGCCAAGCCGACGGCACAAAATCACTCGGCACCGAAGCCAAAAAGCTGCTCGAGCTGGAACAGCAAATCGCCGACCTCAAAGATAAGAAAACGCTCACTGCTGCACAGAAGCAGATCCTCGCCATGGCGGACCTCAATCTGGCGCAGCAGAAGCAAAACGCTTCACTGGAAAAGCAGACTGAGCTGTTGGCCACTGCTGCGGAGCAGCGACAAAAGCTCGCAGCGTTTCAGGAAAACCTGCAATCGCAGCTGAAGACCGCCCAGACCGGTTTGGACAACGATTTGGCAGGCCTCGGCATGGGCGATCAGCAGCGTCAGCGGTTGAAGGAGCAGCTGAGCATCCAGCAGTCGTACCAGTCACAGATGGATCGGCTGACCTACGACTACAACAAGAGCGACAGGTCTGCCGGCAAGACCGATCTGTACAACCAGCAGACCGAAGCCCTGCGTTCGGCGCTGCAAACCCGTCTCGCCATGCAGCAGCAGTACTACACGGATGTGGACAAGGCCCAATCGGACTGGGCGCTCGGCGCTTCGTCGGCATTTCAGACCTATTCGGAGCAGGCGCGCGATGTGGCCGGCCAGACCCGCAACCTGTTCACCAACGCCTTCAGCAACATGGAAGACGGCATTATCCAGTTCGTGAAGACCGGCAAGCTGTCGTTCAAAGATCTGGCGGACGGCATCATCGCCGACCTGATCCGCATCCAGGTGCGGCAGGCGGCGGTGGGCATCTTCGGCACGATCTTCAGCGGGCTGACCGCCGGGGGCGCTGCTGCCGGCAACGGCCTCGCCGCTGGTTCCGCCGGCGCAACATCCTCCACGCTCGGCGCATCTGCTGCCGGATACGGCTCGAAGTTCGGATTCTCCGACGGCGGCTATACCGGCGACGGCGGTAAGTTCGAGCCGAAAGGCGTTGTGCACGGCGGCGAGTTCGTTGTCCGCAAGGAAGCGGTGAGCCAGCCCGGCGCTCGGGAATTCCTCGAGCGCATGAACGCGAACGCCAAAGGCTACGCAGATGGCGGCTACGTTGGCGCCACCGCTGCGGCATCGACCTCCAATGTCGTCCCGATCTCGTCGGGCTCGTCCACTGCGCCGGTCATCCGGCAGAGCTTCAGCTTCCAAGGCACGCCAGATGACGCCACCGTCAACATGGTGCGCGAGGCGGCAATGCAGGGTGCGAAGGGCGGCTACGAGCTGGTCGTGCGCGACCTGAAAATGAACGGAACCATCCGCCAGCTGATCGCGCGGCGCTAAGCAATCTAAGGAGTACTGCATGGCTCTCACGTGGCCGGCCTCGCTGCGCCCGTCAGAAATGACGTGGGGCATCGTCAACAACAGCAGGGCGTTCACCTCGACGCTCTCGAATGCCCAGCAGATCGTCGGCTACCCTGGCGCTTACTGGCAGTGCACCTTGACCTTCGGATTGCTGACCCGAGAGGAGGAGCGACAGCTGACCTCTTTCCTCGGGAAGCTCGACGGCATGATGGGCACCTTCAACCTGCCGGCCTTCACCCGCCGGCGCACCAACAGCGTCGGCGTGCTTTCAGTGGTCACCGGCAACGCGCAGGCGCGGTCGATGGTCATCGGCGGCGCGCCGGCGAATGCTGCGGTGTTTGCTGCTGGCGACTACATCACCATCGCGGGCGAAATGTTCGAGGTTACCGATGCGGCGTCGGCGAATGCACAGGGCAGGGTGACGGTGTCGCTCAACAAGCGGATCCGCAGGACGCTCACGGCCGGTACCGCCGTCGAGTACCTCAACCCCTATTCCGAAATGCGAATGACCACCGACACCTGGTCGATGTCCGTAAAGCCGGTGATCGCCAACGGCAGCTACCAATTCAGGGAGGCGTTCTGATGCCATCAGCATTCCCGTTCAGCCAGAGCGTGGTGAACATCATCGCGACCGGCCGCTTCATGCCTGTGTACGCGGTGCAGCTCGATTTCGTCGACGGCATGGTCTTCGCGCACACCGGCACCGGTGACTTGGTGGTCGACGGGATCACTTATCTGGGTGTGGGCAATTTCGGCCAGGTCAGCCAGTCGCAGGAAAGCGACAACTCTGGATCGCCGATGTCGGTCGAGCTGACCCTTAGCGGCTTGGATGCCTACATCCTTTCCGAGACCAATGTGCGCGGCTGCCGTGGCCGTATGGCCAAAGTCTTGTTCATCGTGTTCGACGAGGTCGGCAACTACGCGGCCGACATTCTGTTCTCCGGTCGAATGGACGCGGCCAAGTTCTCCTTCGCTGGCAACGGTCAAGACGGCAACAGCATCACCGTCCCTGTTATTGACCGGATGGCGGAGTGGAGCCGCACCGGCACCGAGCGCTTCACCGACGAAAACCATCGTGCGCGCCACGACGGCGACCGCTTTTTCTACGCGATCGCCCAGATGTCCGAGTGGCCCATTTATTGGGGCTCGCGAAAGGACGCACCGACATTCACTTATGGAAGCTAGCCATGCGCTACCGAGACTGGACAACCCGTCTGAACGACGTGATCAAGGCCGCCCAAGAGCGGCCTTTTTCATGGGGCGAATTTGACTGCTGCCTGTTTGCGGCTGACTGCACGGCGGCGATTTGCGGCGTCGATCCGGCAGAGAGCTATCGCGGCAAATACACGACCGAGACTGGTGCCAAGCGGCAGTTGAAGAAGCAACACGGCAGCCTTGAGGCGGCATGGGACGTCCATTTTGTCCGGGTGCCGCTGACCTTCATCCAGCGCGGCGATGTGGTGCTGTACGACGCGCCTGGCGGCCGAAGCATGGCTGTGTTCTGGGCTGGTGATTTTTGGGCAACGACCGATGACGGCGCAGCCCGAGTCGAATGCGCGCCACTGGCCGCTTGGAGGGTTGAATGAGCGGCGGTGTAAAAAAACTCGCTTCGGTCGTCGTTGGCGCGGTCATTGGCGCCTTTCAAGGTGGCCCATGGGGCGCGGTCGCAGGTGCGGCGCTGGCCTTCTACGCGGCCGAGCAGCAGGAAAAGCTCAACACCAAGTCACCGCTGCGTGACAACGAGCCGTCAGCACAGACTGTGCGATCGTCCAAGGCGCCTGTGCGTTTTATTCTTGGGCGAGTATCAACCGGTGGCGTGCTGGTATGGGCGCAAGAGCAGGCCGGTGCACAAGGTGAGGGGGAATGGCTCCACCTCGTCTATGTGTTGTGCGAGGGCGCGATCGACGCGCTGGAAAACATCTACCTCGGCGAGGAAGACATCGGCTCGTTTGGCCCGTTGGCCACCTACGAACTTGTGGTGAACCCGACTCAGGTGAACGCGTTTCTGAAAGCCAACTGTCCAGACTGGAAGGACAGCCAGATCGGGCGCGGTCTGTCCTACGTGCACGTTTCGCTTCAGTACAGTGCTGAGAAGTTTCCGTCCGGTATTCCCGACACCCGCTTCGTGGTTCGCGGTCGTAACGATATCTACGACCCGCGCAGCGGTACCGCCGGTTACAGCGCCAATACCGCGCTGCACTTGCTGTGGTTCCTTCGCACCCGTTGCGGTGTGCCTGATGACGAGATCGTGTTCGAGACGTTCGCCAGTGGTGCAAACGTCTGTGACGAGGCGGTCACCAATGCCGACGGCTCAGTCAGTCAGCGGTACCGAACTGCTTGCGTTATCGGTGCCGACGAGCAACGCACCGGTGTTCTGCAGAAGCTGGAAGCTGCATCTGGCGGGCACCTACTCCGTGTTGGCGGTCGATGGATGTTTCAGGCCGGTGCTTACTACGGCCCGTACGACTTTGAGATCACCGAGGACATGGTGATCGGTACGGTCACCGGCAGCACGGAGCCAACCAACGACTCGGCAATCAACACCGTTCGCGGTACGTTTATCGACCCCGACCAGTCTTGGACGGAGACGGACTATCCGGAAGTCAGCGTCGCAGAGTGGATCGTTGAGGACGGCGGGGAAGCAGCGGAAACGCTGACCTACTCCTATGTTACCGATCCTTACCAAGCGCAGCGCCTGGCTAACATGGAGCTGCGCCGGCGCCGAGCTGGTGGCGCGATCAGCATTCCGATGAACTTCGCTGGCTATAACTGCCGGCCAGGCCGCGTGGTGCGCGTTAACCTGCCGTCGCTGAACATCCTTGGCGAGTTCATTGTCTCGGACTGGTCGATGGGCGACAGCGAAGGCTGCACCGTTCAGGTCAAACAATACGAAGCCGCGATCTTCGGTGACGCCGTTGGCCAGCCCTATAACCCGATCGGCTTTATCAACCTGCCATCTGGTGGACTCGGCACTCCGACTGCGCTGACATGGGCGCAAGACACCACTGCCGAAGTGACACAGGGCGTGTTGTCGTGGATTCCGCCCTCCGGAATCGTGAAGGAATACATCGTAATCGTCCGTCAGGGTGCGACCGCGATTCAGTCGCACAACGTGCCTGCGACATCGACGGAGTGCGCCATCAATGGACTGCCGTCCGGCAACTACACCATGAGCGTGGCGGCCGCCGGCCCCATGGCGCGTTCAGGTGAGGTGACGATCACCGTCAGCATCAACGGCCCGCCGATTCCGGAAAGCTGTGTTGTGCAGTCGTCGATCGACAACATTGTGCTGATTCCGAGCAACTCTCAGAACGGACTGAACGGCGGCACTTACGAATACTTCTTCAGCACTTCGCCGACTGCGACCTCGAATGACGCCGAGTACTTGGGTCAGGGGCTTTCTTTTACGCACACTGGGCTGGGGTTCTGGAAGAACTACTACTATTTCGTCCGCTCCTCCAATGCGTACGGGAAAAGCTCGTTTCTCTATGTGCCTGCTCAGGCCTCGAACGATGTCTCCGCATACCTGGCCGCTCTTGGTGGAAAAATCACGAAGACGGAGCTGGGGCAGGAGCTCGCTGATGAAATCGACAAGATTCCCGGCCTCCAGGATCAAATCGACGCGCTCGATGGCCTCTCAGCTTACAAGCCTGACCAGATTTATGAGGCCGGGCAAATGGTGGTCGAAGATGGGCGCATCTACCAAGCGACCGAGCAGGTGCCGATCAACACCCCACCGCCGAATGCTGACTACTGGCTGGATGTCGGCCAGTCGATCGAGACGGCAAACGGCCTTGCCCAGCAGGTGGCGACCAATACCACCGAGATCATCGAACTCGACGGAGAGGTTACTGCGCAAGCGACAGCCTTCGAAGCCCTTCGCGCCTCCTACCGAGACGATGACGGCGCTGGCGATCTCGCGGACGCGATCAAAAGCCACACCAGCACTGCGGCCATCGCTTCCGAATCGAAGGTTCGAGCCTCCGAGAACGAGGCAATGGCAAGGCGTATAACGACCTTCGACGCAAAAATCGGAGCGAACGCGGCGAACATTACCGAGCTCGAGCAGGTTGTTGTTACAAACCAGCAGGCAACAGCTCAGCAGTTGACCCAACTGAGCACAACGGTCGGCAATCAAGAGGCGGCGATTGAGCAGAACACGTCAATCGTCAATGACGTGAACGGCAAAATCACCACAAGCTGGTCGGTGAAGATGCAATACAACTCCGGCACGGGGCAGTACATCGCTGCAGGTATAGGCCTTGGTATTGAAAACGGGCCGGCGGGCTTACAGAGCCAGTTCCTGGTCAGTGCTGACCGGTTCGCCATCGTCAACACCATTGCCGGCGGAGCCATCGCGGTTCCGTTCGCAGTGCAGGGCGGTCAGGTGTTTATGAACTCAGCGTTCATCATGGATGGCTCGATCACCAACGCGAAGATCGGCAACTACATCAGCTCTTCCAACTACATCGCCGGCCAGCAAGGCTGGATCCTGAACAAAGACGGCACGCTTGAAATAAACGGCATCGTTCCTGGGCAGGGGCGTCTGGTGATCAACTCACTGAACGTCTCGGTCTACGACGCCAACAACGTGCTGCGTGTTCGTCTCGGCTATCTGGGGTAATCAATGGCGCTATTTGGACTGCGTGTCTTTAACGAGAGCGGTCAGC